GAATTGACAGATACATATACAACAGGATTAAAAATAAAGTATATCATGTTAAGAAATCAGAATTTGAAAGGATAGCTAACGCATATTATAAAACAATGAATGTGAAATATGTTGATAATAATTCTAAGAAAGTGGTAAAATATCTAGTCTATCATGTATTAGGAACTGTATTTTCTGGAGATTGTGATACCACTTTGATGAACACAATTAGAATGGCATTATATAATCGATACGTTAATGATAAAGCAGGTTTAATTTATGGGAAAGATTATGTTGTTTTAGCCAAAGGTGATGATTTTTCGGTTTTATATCAGACATATATTGATGATGATAAAATAAGACAATTATATAAAAAATATTTCTTGGACAAACCCACAGGAGATCATGAAATCAAAGATAATAGACAATACGGAATAGGTCAAATACTCAAATTTTTAGAGATTGGAGATCCATCAACATTCAAATTTTGCTCATTAAGATCTTGGTACAAGAACAAAAACAGCATGGAAATAACTTTAACAAGAGACCCTAGTAAATTATACAATAAAGCTCTATACTCATTAAAGTATAAAAATTATAGTGAGAAACAGAAATGTCGGTATCACATTGAGCAAGCAATCTCATATTTTGTTAATTATAAGGGTATTGAAATTTTTGAAATTATAGCTAATGCTCATTTGAAACAAGCAGCAATGATAAAGGAAAGATATAATATCAAATTGAATAAAGTGCAAACAGCTCAATACAGGAACATGATGAAAGATAAAAAATTGAAAGAAAAAGAAAGACTGAAAACAATAGAATTCACATCAAATGACAACATGAATGATATACTCTATAAACTTTTTGACATTAAGAAAAGAGACAAATATGTAGATTTTTACACTAGTTATTGGGAACAAATTGGGTTTTATGAGAAAAGAAGAAGTGAACACAATACCATAAATGAATTAAAGTATATTAATCAACAAATAAACATGGAATTCAGTACAGAAGAATTGAAAAGCTTATTGGCCCTAAAATAAAAATGAGTGCTAAAAACAATGATGAAAATAATAATAATAATAAAAATCAAAATAAAAACCAATCTAGTAGACAAAACAGACAGAGTAGTAATTTCAGTAAACAGTCATATTATAATAATAATAATTATGGACGTCTTAGAACACAAAGCAGACCACAATCACAATTCAGTAAGAGGAATAATAGAATAAATAGAAATTATTTTAATAGGAAATTTAACAATGTAATCAAAGTTCAGAACCCGAAAACCATAAATATGAATATAACTAGGGAAGATAAAAACATGATTATAACTGGGAAAGACATTATATTAACTCAGGATAATAACTTAAATAGTAATGGATTATATGCAGTAATTCCTATTAATCCAGCATATTGGGATAATACCAGAATTAAGAATATAGCAGTCTTGAATCAATATTATGTTCCAATCAGCATTAAAATAGAATATGTACCATTAGTCAGTAAATTCCAGAAAGGCAATATAACAATTGGGACAATTTCAAATTCAACCATGAATGAAAGTAATATACAATCTACACTAATCAGTTCTACCAGTGGGATAACTTACAGTTGTTCAAATGCATTTGTTAGAGATATTCAGATTAAATCACTAATACCTCAAAGAAAATTGTTGATAAATTCTAAACTTGATAAAGAGTGTGTACCATTTTATATCTGCATTTACTTCAAAGATATCAAGGATAATGGAGATGATATTTTACCTGGACAGTTTTATATTAATTATGTATTCAAATTCTTTAATCCAGTCACAAATCCAAACATTTTTAAATCACAACAGAACATAAAATTAAATCAATTTGATGCAAACTTCATTAATATAACAGCCATATTAACACAAGAAAATAATAATTTTAAAATAGGTACAATAGTCGATGTAGAGATAAGAGATAACCAATACAAGTATTTCATAAACAATAGTGAGGTACAATTGAATAATGAAAAATATGCAACATTTATGTATAGTGATATTATAGAAAACAGAATCCAGCCAGAACCACCAACCAATTATGATGTATCAGAGTACAATGATTCAGGGATTAGTACACAAGTCACAATCAATAATGGATATGATATTTTAATTCAAGTTGACAAAACTCTTAATAGTATAACAGTGATTTCTTTAGTCTATGGGCAATCAACAGCAACAATAATGGTTAGATCGTCTTATTACAAGCTATTTAAGAAGAGCGAATTACAGCAAGATTTACCTGATCCACTTTTAAGCATAGAAAGTTCAATAATGCAATTAGATACAACAACTACCTATGTTTCTTTACAATTACAACCAATCAATGTGAATTTCATTACACCTTAAGTCTATTAGATTGTGTTCTTTATATGATAGCGGTTCACAATTATGCTTGGTAGTGTCATCGATGTACTATTACTTTATTTAATTAATATGAGCCATGACAAGCCTTGTGCAACTTATACAGTTTAAAATTACTTATGAACTAGGATCATGTTATAAGACATCGGATTGGAAGTTGCTCTCACGGCTTCCTCTAAACCAACTCGGACATTGTGCGGACGTGATTCCGTGGTGTCATAAAACAATTCCTAGATATTACCTACACAGTTGCAAAGTAGGCGGTGGGGAACAATTATGAGACATTGATTGACATTAGTAGAGTATTTTGTGGATTGCATTAAAC